AATGATAACAAATTAAACAACGTTTACAAAGATTCTAAAAATTATCTTAAATCAACCGCAACCGCAGTAGATCCAATATACTGGATTTATCAAATTGCCAAAATCTTTACATTATACCCGTCTAAATTGTTTGTGGTATTAAATAACAAAGAGTGGTCCGCACCCAAATCATGGTCTCAAAAAAATGTTGTGTTTAAAAATATATGTGATTCAGAGGTTGACATATAAATATCAGACTGTATAATATACAGTATACACACACAAAGAGGACTCTATGGCATCATCCCTCTCTAAACACTCTGCAGTCATCAAACTTGCTACCTATATAAAGGAGACTAGAGATGGCAAAATTTTACTCAACAAAAACTTACGGCAACGACCGCGGCTTATCATGCTGTTTTAGACAATGGCGTGCCACACACAGCCACTGTTCAACACTGCATGGTTACTCAATTGGTATCAAACTGATATTCGAGTGCGACACACTGGATGACAAAAACTGGTGCATGGACTTTGGAGGTCTAAAAGAATTCAAAGCATGGGCAGATCACATGTTCGATCACACACTAGTAGTTGCTGAAGACGATCCAATGCTGGATTTTTTCAAACACATGAACGAGATTGTAGACATTGAAAGCAAAGATCATCTAAGCAAACTTCCATACGAGCGTGGCGCCTTGTGCGATTTACGCATTGTACCTGGAGTAGGCTGTGAAATGTTTGCCAAGATGGCCTATGACCAGATGGCTGAACTTCTAGCATCAGGCGATATGCGTTATCCAATTAATCCAACTGTAAGAATCAAATCAGTTGAAGTATTTGAACACGGAGCCAATTCTGCTACTTACGAAGGGTAAGTATGAATAGTTTTGAAAAAGTTTGGGCCCGGGCAACTGGGCACCGAATGGGACAAACTGATGAGGATATACCAGATGTGCCTATCCTCACTCTACGTGAAGCTCGCATTGTTTTATTCTTAAAAACTTTTTGGGTAGTCATCCACGTTGTAACCTGTGGGTTTATTATTGCCAATACCATCAGACATTGGTAAATAATAATATGCGTACATTTAATATTCATAATATCGAACTAGGAAATAATAAACCGTTAGTATTAATTGCTGGCCCTTGTCAAATTGAAAGTCTAGATCATGCATTTGAAACTGCTCATGCTATAAAAGAAACTTGTGATAATTTAGGGATTAAATTTATATATAAAAGCAGTTTTGATAAAGCTAATAGATCTAGCATATCAACTCAAAGAGGTATTGGAATTGACGAAGGTTTAAAAATTCTTAATACCATTAAACATAATCTTGGAGTGCCTGTTTTAACTGACATTCATGAAAGCTATCAGGCAGAGTTATGTGCAACAGCTGGCATTGACGTTTTACAAATACCAGCATTCCTATGCAGACAGACTGACCTATTATTGGCTGCTGGAGAAACCGGCTGTGCTATCAATGTCAAGAAAGGACAGTTCCTTGCTCCCCACGATATGAAAAATGTTGCGGCAAAGATTGCTTCAACTGGTAATGAACGCATCATGTTATGCGAAAGAGGATATACTCATGGATACAATAATCTTGTGGTGGACATGCGCAGTCTACCTATTATGGCAAGCACTGGCTATCCAGTGGTCTTTGATGCCACACATTCTGTTCAACAACCTGGAGGCATGGGAGAAAGATCTGGCGGAGATCGGACCATGGTCCCGTACCTGGCGAGAGCTGCTGTAGCCACAGGGTGTGTTGCTGCTGTGTTTATGGAAACGCACGAAGATCCAGATAACGCACCCAGCGACGGTCCTAACATGATACACATATCACAACTAAAAGTCATTTTATCTCAATTACAATCTATTGATAAGGTAGTTAAATGATTTCAGTATTATGTGTTAGATTCGGTACCAAGTATGGCGTTGATTATGTTGAGCGGTTACGCAACATGGTGTCGCGGCATCTCACAGTACCCTATGAATTTTTTTGTTTGACTGACGACCCTACTCCAATTGCAGGGGTTAAACTACTAGTACAGCCTAATGCCAAATATGCTAGACCGTGGTGGCACAAAGTTCATATGTTTGATCCCACATTGGGATTACAAGGTCGTATACTTTATTTTGATCTTGATGTAATTATTCATGCAAATATTGACAAGTTAGTAGATTTTCAAGATCAAGAATTTAGAGGAATTCGAGACTTTAATAGAAAATATCATAAAGATTGGAAAATCCTTAATAGTTCCACAATGTGTTGGCCAGCAGGACAGCACTCAGATATCTATAATCATTTTATGGCTGATACAAAACGTGCCCAACAAATGCACGGCGATCAAGATTGGATTTGGCAAATAGCTAAAAATCGAATCAAGTTTTGGCCGGACGAATGGTTAATGAGCTACAAATGGGAAATTCGAGATCGAAGTGAAATACAATTTTCTCATCCAAATAGAATCTTTCGAGATGTTCGAAATCCTACAATTCCTAACGACTGCGCCGTTTGTGTTTTCCATGGCGATCCAAAACCGGAAGATATTAAAGATCCATTTGTAGTTGACAACTGGCGATAATGATGCTATACTAGTAGTATGAACTTTACTACTCATCACAGTCAGATACGCACACTCAAACAGAATGATCCTCGGTTTCATATCCAGGATGAATTCACAATCACTCCCAGAGCCGGTTTTGAAATTAGTCAACGATGCCCAGAAAATTATCGAAGCCTAATTCAAGAATGTATTCACCACGGCTGGCTCAAACCTATAGCACATGTTACTGAACGTGAACTACTTTTTATGGGACTATCTAATGAAAATTAAATTTGACAAAGACACCATGCCCGACGAACTGTACAATTCGTTGTTACAACATTTTGTAAATGAAGCAGTTGGGCTAGGTGTAGAAGTAACTAAGTTTACCGAGTTTAACAACTGGGTAGTTGAGTGTACAATTAACGAGAAAGCGGCGGTGCATTAATGATTAAACGTATTGGTTTTGCTTGCAAATGGCTAGATGATGCTACTGAAGTAAAAGGCATGAAGGTGAATGCTGTCAATAGAGAACTAAATGGTCGTAGCACTACCATGCGGTGGTTGCGTGAACATCCACTAGAAGCCGAACAACGTCAGTGGGATATCATGAATCACAATACTGTGGCCGCAGTTAAAATGATTGAGCGTGTGGCTCAACTGCCTCCTGAACGCAGAATGGTTCGAATTGGATCTGAGATGTTACAGGGATACACTGAAAAAGACTGGAAGGTATGGTGGCAACAGCCCGACGTTCAAAGCCACTTAGAAAAAATATTTGCTCCGGTAGGTGAGGCAGCTCGTAAGCATAATGTACGCATCAGCTTTCATCCAGGACAGTTTTGTGTGTTGGCATCAGAAAATCCCGGTATTGTGGAACGAAGTATTGAGGAATTTGAATATCATGCTGACATGGCTCGTTGGATGGGCTTTGGTAAAACATTCCAAGACATGAAGATCAATGTGCATATCTCAGGCAAGCGTGGCCCAGATGGTATTCGCGATGCTCTTAAACGGTTGAGTCCAGAAGCAAGAAACTGTATTACCATTGAAAATGACGAAATGTCGTGGGGTGTTGACAGTAGTCTCGAATTGGTCAATGACTGTGCCCTTGTACTAGACATTCACCATCATTGGATTCGCACTGGAGAGTACATTCAACCCAACGATGACAGAGTCAAACGCTTGATCGATTCTTGGCGTGGTGTGCGTCCAGTGTGTCATTACAGTGTGAGTAGAGAAGACGTGTTGATTGATCATGCTGTTGATGTTGCACCCGATCACGCTCAATTGCTTGAATTAGGTTACAAAAAGCAAAAGATGCGGGCACACAGTGATTGGTATTGGAATCAGCCCGTGACTGACTGGGCTCTCGGCTTCTGGGAGAACTTTGATATCATGTGCGAAAGCAAGGGCAAAAACTTGTCTAGTGCCCAAGTATACAACCGGGCACTAGAACTTAAACTGCCTTAGGCTTTCGTGGAGCACGTGGCTTTTTAACCGCAGCTGACTTTTTAGGTGCAGATTTAGCAACAGACTTAACAACAGCTTCGGTAGCTTTTTCTGCTATCGGAGTTGGTATTGAAGCAACTTCAACCTTGTAAGGTACAACTTCTGGTTGTGTTGATTCTGCTGGCTTAGAGCCAAATAGTTTTTTAATAAATTCGATCATATCGAAATCTCCTTGGAGTTTTATTTATGATTAAAATACCAGGCTAAATACAATTATGGCATATTCAAACAAAGTTATTGATCATTATGAAAATCCTCGCAATGTTGGATCTTTTGAAAAAAACGATCCAACAGTAGGCACTGGCATGGTTGGTGCTCCTGCTTGTGGTGACGTGATGAAACTACAGATAAAGGTAGGACAGGATGGCATTATCACAGATGCGAAATTCAAAACATACGGGTGCGGCTCAGCGATCGCAAGTTCATCACTCGTTACGGAGTGGGTCAAAGGTAAGACGTTGGATGAAGCAGGATCTATTAAGAATTCTGAAATCGCCGAACATCTTGCACTCCCCCCAGTTAAAATACATTGCTCAATTCTTGCTGAAGACGCAATCAAGGCGGCTGTAAATGATTATCGTAACCGACACAGCCAGTAAACGAATCAAGCAAAACTTGGTAAAACGTGGTAAAGGTGTCGGCATTCGTATAGGTGTTCGTACTACAGGGTGTAGCGGATTAGCTTATGTGCTGGAGTATGTAGATAGTTACGAGGCCGAAGTAGGTGTAACAAATTTTGGACAACCAGATTTTGTGTTGTTAGTTGATGCCAAAAGTTTAGCCTATCTGGATGGCTTAACGATGGATTGGGTTCGCAACGGACTTAATGAAGGGTTTGATTTTATAAACCCAAACGAACGTGATCGCTGTGGGTGTGGCGAAAGTTTTAGAATTTAGTACTTGCCTACAGGCAAGGTAGTACTTGCCGGCATATCCCAAATTTTCTTTTGCTCGACTCCTTTTCTTTGAGCAAATCTTTTAGAATCACAATTCCCGCAGACATGAAAATAATTGTTGTTTAATCTCTTACGATCCATTAGTCTCACATCTCGACTAAATTCGTTGCTACAATTATCACATAGAAATATTGCCACAGTTTTTTCCCTGGTGTATTTGTGTTCAACACCATTCTTACTGCGTCTAACATATTGACTTTGTTGGATTTGTTTTTTTAAGAACATAGTGTATTTACATTAGGCTTATAAAACTTTGGGCTAAATATTGTTGCAAGTAATAATCTTAGGATCCGCTATGGCAAGAAAACCAATTGATATCGGCGTTGTAGGCAACGACGGCACAGGCGATAGTATTCGCGACTCATTTAGAAAAGTAAATGAAAACTTCCTTGAACTTTATAGTTCATTAGGTCTAGGTGATAGACTTACTTTTAAGGGATTAGATGACACTCCAAGCTCGTACGATGGGTATGAAAACTCATTATTAACTGTTGGAGTTGATCAAACTACAGGTTTAAGCGGGATTAAATTTAAACCATTACTCGAAGGTACTGGTGTTAAAATTGACTCTACTCCTACCGGCATTACTATCAACACTTTGTTTTCAGCAATTTCGGGAGACCCAACTCCACAATTAGGCGGGCCTCTTAATGCAGGTTCTGGAACACTTAGATTTCCAATCGGTAATTTACCTGACCTTCGCAGCGCAAGCGAATTTTCAAGTGCCATTGCTAGACTTACACAATCACACGGATTGTTATACGCCGATCCAGACAGGATAGTTGCAAATAAAGGATATGTTGATAGAAAAATAGCTCTTGCTGGCGTAGATGCA